TCGGGTGTTGATTCACTGTTTCGCCGGATGTGAGACCGCAGACGTGCTTGCGGCGGTGGGCTTGGAATTCCGCGACATCATGCCCGAGCGCGTGGGGGATTTTCCGAGGGTAAGACCGGCCTTCACGGCAACGGACGCCTTGCGTGCGCTGTCGCGCGAAGCGGGAGTTGTATCGATTGCGGCTGCGGACGTAGCCGAAGGCAAATCGATATCTCCCGAGGATGCATCGCGGGTTGCAACCGCTGCTGGCCGAATCAGCGCGGCACTGGAGTTTATCTATGGCCATTGACCCGAAGGATGAGGCAGTGGTCAAGCTTGATACGTACAGGGCTAGACGTGTTGGTCAGATGTTGGTGTCTGGCGCAGATCCTGAGTTTGATGTTGATCCGAAGGATGCGCTGCTTGATGTGCAAGAATTGGATGGGCGGCAATTGTTGGATGATTTCGAGAAGTTCAACTCGAAGTTTGCCACCGCGCCGTTCGATCCGGCGGGCGACCGGTTCCGGTTCTACCCCGGCGGCCTTACGATTTGGTCGGGTTTCCCGGGCTCTGGCAAGACCACATTGCTGAGGCAGTTCGTTTGCCAATGCCTGGCACGTGGAAGCTCGGTGTTCCAGGCCAGTCTGGAGGAGCATCCGCGCAACGTGCTCATCAACCTCGCAGCCGTTGCCGCAGGTCGTCAGTTGCCCACGGCAAATCAACTGCAGTGGTTCATCGATGTCTACGGTCCGCGATTCCGGCTCTGGTCTCACGTAGGACTCGCAAAGCATCGGCAATTGCTGGCTGTAATCCGCAAGCTGGCTACTCAGGGAGTCAAGCACGCTATCATTGATTCACTGATGTGCATGGATGTGGCAAACGATGATTTCGAATCGCAACGGCAATTCGCAAACCTTGCGATAGCGACAGCACAGGCGTCTAACATCCATATTCACTTGGTTGCACATCCGAGAAAACTCGTGAGTGCGGATCAAGAGCCTGATATCAACGATGTTGCGGGTGCCCGCGAGTTAGGCGGAATTGCCGATAACGTGTTGTTTGTGCGGCGTTCCAAGAACGAGGGAGCAGTGTGCAAAGACTCGACGCCCATGCTGATCGCGATCCGTAAACAGCGCCACGGCTCAGGCGAGATCGGCGATGTTGTCGGGTGGTATCACCGGCCGATACGCCAGTTCAGCATTGAACAGTTCGCAGAACCAATCCGTTATCTGCCCGAGGCGGCATACCGATGAAGTGGCTTCCTCCCAACGGCTCGACTCAACGTACCTCCTGCGGCACCTACTGTGTCGTGGAAGCGGTGACCGACCATTGGATCGCCTACCAGCTCGGACCGACGACGGGTGAGGACTTGGGTTGGGCCAAAACGGATGCAGAGGCCCGCGAGATCTGCGAAGACCGCGCACGCTACCTCAACAGCGTGAGGAGGGCAGGGTAATGCGCCTGACCCCCGAACAATACCAGCGCATCAGCAGCCAGATCCGACATCGGATCGCCAACCCGCTGGAGTTCCGGCCCGCTCCGGAGGTGCTTAACCGGAAGCTGTCGAAATACCGGAATGAGCGGATCGAGGCTCAAGGACAGCGATTCGATAGCAAGCGGGAGTACGAAGCGTTCAAAGCGTTTGAGCTGCAGCGCCTCGCCGGGGAGATCCGCAGTTGCGTGAGGCAGGTGAGCTTCCAGCTCCCCGGCACCAAACGCCGGATCCGTGTTGATTTCATGGTGGTGGAGAACGATGGAATGGTCCACTGGTACGACGCGAAGGGATTCGAGACTCAGGCCTGGAACCTCAAAAGGGCCCAGGTCAAAGACGCATTCGGCATCCATATTCAACTGATTTGAGGCTCACGTGAAAATCCAATTCGATACGCCCCTGACCGGTACAGACCAGAACGGCAATACGGTCACGCTGACTGCCGCTCAGATCGCCGCGTTGAGTTACGTGGTACTGCTCGACACCGTGAATCCACCGGTGAAGAAATACCCGGTGCCCGTCGCGAACATCAACAATGCCACTGCGAACGCGAACGGCTCGAAGCATGTCACGGTCACGGATGCCGACCTGGAGGTAACCATCGCCTTGGATACGCCGTATTTCATTGAGATCCAGGACGCGCTGGGCAACGCGGTTGCCACGACCGCCGTCCTGAATTACGAGGACATTCTGACGCCGGGGCCCGTCCAAAACCCTACTGTGTCCTGATCTGCGGCTGGCCTTCGTGGATCAGGAAGTGGATACCGTTTCATACCAAATGCGGCTGCTAGGAGGGTGGCCGTGATCCCCCGAGGCACCACGTACGTGAGCTCACCCTGCAAGCGTCTCCACCGGGGAGAACGGTACCTCAGTAATCGAGGCTGTGTGGACTGCCAGCGCATGGCATCCCTGCAGCGACGAATAAATATGCGCAAGAAGTGAATGTTTATGCGCCTATCACGTCTGTATTGCTCGAAATGCCAGGCGGAGACCATCCACATCAGTTTTGCCTGCTGTCACTGCCAGACGCGATTCGTGGTTGCTGCCATGGTGCCTCGGCTTTCGGACATCACGGGTCAATCGCTTACGGACGAACGCCGAAAGCGGGGAGGGCGCAGTACGAAGCTTAATCCACGTCGCGCCTTGAGTGCGGCCTCCTGAACCGGTAGAAGCATCTCCATGCGTTACGTCGACATGCATAAGCTTGCCCACCAGGGATGCCATGATGTGGCTCCCAAGGCCTGGCACATCGTTCCCAAGGTCACCGGCGACTATGATCTGGACGCCACGATCGGCCATAGCTCCAACAAGGACATGGCTCGGAAGCTTGAGATGTACACGGGCCGCGGATCCTACGGTCCTCGTACCGGCTACAGCGTATATGGCCCCAATGGCGGCGATGATTGACGGTCGTCCAGTCCAGGAAGATGACGAACAGTCGGAAGAAGAACCCACCCTATAGATCATTGATTTACAGTTGAATACAACATGGCGGGAGGAGCTCCGAAAGGTAACCGGAACGCGGCAAAGCCGAGATTATGGGAAGGTGCGATACGCAGAGGTTTGGCAAAAGATCGTGCGCGTCTGCATCGGATTGCTGAGAAAGTTCTGGAGGCTGCAGAAAACGGCGATGCATGGGCCATTACCGAGGTACGCAATACCCTGGATGGCAAGCCGCGCGAGTTCAAGGAGATTCACAAGACTATCGAGCGTCGGTTGAGTTATGCCGAGCGCCTTGAGAAAGAGGCAGCCGCTGCCGCTGCGCGATCTCCAACAGAAGCTGTGGACCGCACCGTACAGTAGTCGCTACATCGTCTGGAGTGAGGCCAGGCAGACCAACCCCGATTCCGATCTCTGTCTCGTCGATCGCTTCTTCTTGCTCACTCAAGTACTGCATCGGCTAGATGCGGACCGAAGCGAATGGCTGTATCAGCGCTGTCGTGAGGTGGAGCAGGCTCCCTACGGATACATCGACATCTGGGCCCGCGAGCACTACAAGTCGACCATCATCACTTTTGCGGGTGCGATTCAGGAGATCCTGCGAGACCCTGAGATCACGATAGGCCTTTTCTCGCACACCAAGCCGATCGCCAAGGCATTTCTCTCGCAGGTGAAGCGGGAGTTCGAGGCCAACGAGGACCTGAAAGACCTGTTTCCCGAGATCCTGTGGTCGGATCCGGAGAAAGAGGCGCCGTCGTGGTCACTGGATGGCGGGATCGTGGTCAAGCGCCAGGGAAACCCCAAGGAAGCCACCATCGAAGCCCATGGTTTGGTCGACGGCCAGCCGACAAGCCGGCACTTCAAGCTGCGTATCTACGACGATGTGGTCACCCCTGAGAGCGTGAACACACCAGAGCAGATCCAGAAGACGACTGAGGCCTGGGAGTTGTCGAACAATCTGGGTGCTGAGGGTGGACACGAGCAGATCATCGGTACCCGCTATCACCACGCCGACACCTACCAGGCCATCATCGATCGCGGCGCCGCAGTGCTGCGTAAGTATGCCTGTACGGTCGACGGCTCACTGGATGGTGAGCCGGTGCTGTGGTCCAAGGCTTATCTCCAGGAGAAATTGACCAAGCAGGGTGATGCGACATTCTCATGCCAGAACCTTTGCTCGCCGCTCGCCGGCAAGCAACGCATGTTCAATATCCAGGATGTGCGTATTTACGAGTGCCGACCCGAAACTCTGATGGTATTCATCATGATCGACCCGGGTAGGTCCAAGAAGAAGGATTCAGCCCATACCGCCATGGTGGTGTTGGGACTGGATGCGGCGGGCAACAAATATCTGCTAGATGGGTTCGATCACAAAATGGACCTCCTTGAGCGCTGGCGCCGGATGCGCGATCTCTACCACACCTGGCGCCGAGAGCCTGGTGTCCAGGGCGTCAAGGTCGGATATGAGCGGTATGGTGCGATTGCGGATCTGGACTTCTTTGAACTCCAGATGCGCGTGCCGAACGAGGGTGGCTATTTCGAGATCGTGGAACTGGAGTGGCCTCACGATGGACTCGGCAGCAAGACAGACCGCGTGCAGCGGCTCACCCCTGACCTGCGCACGCATAGGTTCTATGTTCCCTATGCCACCGACCCTGAAAACCTTACCAGCGTTCAGCAGCGCATGAGAGATGCGGGGTATGAATATCGCATCAGCCGGCGTATCCGGAAGATGGACGGAGACAAGCAGATTTACGATCTGACCGAGCGCCTGAAGCTCCAGATCAGCTTCTTTCCGTTTGGAGACCGAGTAGACGTGGTGGACGCGCTCTCACGCATCTATGACATGGAGCCCATGCCTCCGTCGGCACCGGTGCAGATCGAAGACATCGAGCCAGACGTTGTTTGAGGCCGGCGAAACCGGTAGAAGCGAGCCATGGCTGTCTACGTCATACCCCCAACTCTCGGTCGCCCTGTCACCTATCGCAGCTTCTCGTGGCTCGAGATGGCCGAGCGCGCCTGGGGGGCTGAGTTCCGCCAACCCGACCATGGGATCTATCAGTTCTCGGATGGTCGTCGCTTCGACAGCACTGACATGTACCAGACGGGTATCTATCGTCGCCCGGGTACAGGTCCGTGAGCGACGGTCAACTCATCCTTGAGCGCGGTGATCCCAACGAAGCGCTCGACCTCTACAAGGCACAGCAGGTGCTGGAAACGTTGTGCCAGCACTATCCCATGCATCTATGGCAGGTGAGCTTCCAAGGGCGCGTGCTGGTCGTGCGCCACGGGCTCATATCAGCGGCTGTGCGCCAGCATCTCTCACGGGATGGCTTCGGATTCGTGCTCAAGCACCTGGACAGCTACAGCGCCTCAGAGCTGGCCAGGAACGCTGTTATGGCCGGCGGCACGATGCTGGAAGCGTTCGGATACAAACGCGGTGCGTGGGACGGTAGTGATCCGGTGATCCCCTCGACGTTCAAACCGCGCCGGCCGGAGACCTTCAATTGACGATGTTCACGCTGATTGCTGGAGCATTTTCGGTTGGATTATGTTTGTATCCGATCCTTGAGTTCGTTGATTGGCTGAGGCGTCCTTAGATGGCTTGGCAAGTCACCGACCCACGCATAACCCCGCCGCACATCCACGATCCAGACAGCGGGGATACAGAACTCTGGTACGCCGGCAAGGAAGACGATGACTTGTCGGACGATGCGGGAGAGGATGACAGCGACGGTCGACCCAACTGGGACCGTATGGCCAAGGATGCCTTCCGGGATTCCACCACCTACGTCGATACAAACTACCGCAAGAAGTGGGAAGATTCGCTCCGGGCCTTCAACAACGAGCATCCTCAGGACTCCAAGTACAACATGGATGTCTTCCGGAAGCGCTCACACTCGTACGTCCCCAAGACACGCGCAGTGATCCGAAAGAACGAGGCAGCAGCGGCAGCGGCTTTCTTCTCGAACCTCGATACAGTGTCGATTCAGGCCGCCAACCAGGCTGATCAGGCCCAGCGCGTCTCCGCCGAGGTGATGCAGCAGATCATCCAGTATCGGCTCACGCATACCATTCCCTGGTTCCAGATCGTGTGCGGTGCGCTCCAAGACGCACAGACTCAATCAGCCTGCATCGCCCATATCCACTGGCGGTTCGTGGCCCGCGGCAAGGATATGCAGATCATGGAGGACAGGCCCTGCATCGATTTGATCCCGATGGAGAACATACGGTTTCACCCAGCAGCCGATTGGGTCGATCCTCTAAATGCATCGCCCTACGTTATTCACCTGATGCCGATGTACGTAGGCGATGTGAAGGATCGGATGTCCCGGCCCGATCCAAAGGGACAGACCTGGAAACGGTATCCAGACAGTGTCTTCCGGTACTACATGGATTCGGAAAATAACTCAACACGCCAGACCCGTCTGCGTCTGGCCGAAGATCCGACACGCGCACGCTCACGTATCTCGGATTACGACATCGTCTGGGTGCATCGGCACATTCACCGCTACAAGGGTACGGATGTCGAGTGGTACACGCTGCAGTCCGATCGTCGGCTCACAGACCCAAGGCCTCTGGTCCGGACGGTGTTTCACGGTCAACGTCCGTATGTCATGGGCAAGGCCATCCTCGAAACCCACAAGGCATTGCCGATGTCAGTGCCAGAGCTCGGACGCGGGCTGCAAGATGACCTGAACGACACCCGGAACCAGCGCAACGACAACGTCAAGCTGGTCTTGAACAAGCGCTTCTACGTGAAGCGCGGCGCCAATGTCGATCTTCCGTCGTTGATTCGCAACGTGCCTGGAGGCATCACGCAGGTCAACGACATTGAGAAGGATGTGAAGGAGAGCGCCTGGACTGACGTGACACAGTCCGCCTACCTCGAGGAAGATCGCATCACAGGAAACTTCGATGAGCTGCTGGGAAACTTCAACCCACTCCAGGTAGCTCAGCAGAGAACCCCCCGAGAGTCCGAGCGCACCATGCTTGCGCTGCAGACTCCGTCGAATCTGTTGACGGAGTACATGCTGAAAACGTTCGTCGAGACGTTCGTGCTGCCGGTGGTGCGGCAACTCGTGCTCCTTGAGCAGAATTACGAGACCGATCAGCGGGTGCTCGCTCTGGCAGGAGAAAAGGCCAAGATCCGACAGAAGTTCGGCATTGACCAGATGATCGACAGTCTTCTGGAACAGGAGCTGACGACCCAGATCAACGTGGGGATGGGTGCGACCGATCCAGCCATGAAGCTGCAGAGGTTCGTGTTCGGCGTGGGAAACATTGCCAAGATTGCCGCAAAGCCGCCGCCGGGCATCAACATCACGGAAATCTATAAGGAAGTCTTCGCGCTATCGGGTTATCAGGATGGATCCCGGTTCCTGTCTCAAGGAGATCCCGAGAAGATCCAACTGCAACAGCAGTTACAGCAGCTCATGAAGGCCTACAAGACAAAGATCGGCGACAAGGAGCAGGGAAACATTCTGAAGTTCCGCGCTCAGCGTGAGAAGAATTTCACCGATCTTCTGAAACAGGGTCGGGAGCACGAGCATGAAAAAGTGCTGAAGCTTGCCGACCACATCATGACACTCGATCAGCAGTCCAATCAGGCGGCCATGAATCCTCCGGAGCCTGTAAATGCCGCTTGATCAGGATGAGCCCAATGTCCGTGTTGCGGAATTCGGCCGGCGTGTCGAGCTGTTTCTTCAGGACGACATCGGATCCTATCTTCTCAGTCGTGCCAACGAGCATAGCGAGCAGGCGATCCGGGAATTCAAATCGGCGGACCCTTTCAATTCCGCTCAGATCGCGGCGATACAGAGAAAATTGCTGACGGCTGACAACTTTATCGCGTGGCTTCAGGATGCTGTCGATGTAGGGCAATCGGCGCTCGAGCAACTGAAGCAGGAGAATTCTGATGGCTAAAAAGAAAACCGACATTGACGCCAACGCTCAGGCACGTGAGTCGGAGACGCTGTCGCGCGAAGAAAAAGAAACGCAACTTCAAGAGCATGATCGGCAGATTGCCGCGGCTATCGGCACGCGGAATCAGGAACAGGTCGATCGACGCAACGCGATTGCCAATCGCGCAGACGAGCAGGAAGACCGCCAGACCATCGATTTCGACGGGGACAAACTCATCGAAGATGACCCGACGGAGGCGGCAGCGGCGCGCGCTGAGGCTGAAGCCGAGGAAGAGCGACAGAGGCTGGAGACCGAAGCCAACGAGCGCGCGGCCCGCGAGGATCAGGAAGCAGGTGCGGTTCGCGCTGAACCGAAGAAGTACAGACTCAAAGTCAACGGCAAGGAAGTGGAGCTCACCGAAGAGGAAGTCCTGGAGCGTGCGCAGAAGGTCGAAAGTGCCGATGAGTATTTGCAAACGGCCAAAAAAGCGGTAGAAGCAAGTCTGGCGCGGGGCCCATCGCAAGACGGCCCGGCGAGTCACGAGGAAGACGTGACCGAGGACACCCTCACCTCGGCTCTCCAGGGGGATCCGGAAGCGATCAGAAAGATCGCACAGCGGCTCAAGGCACCATCCACAGTAACTCCGGACGTGCTCACCGCTGTCGACGATCGCATGAGTTTCCGGGACGCCGTGAATTGGTTTCGCGGTGAGTACAAAGACATCGTCAGCGATCCGATGGCCTACCAACTGGTCGTCGCCGAAGACACGAGGCTCGCAAGAGATGAGCCTTCTCTCGGCTACCAGGCCCGCCTGAAAAAGGCTGGTGACAAGGTCAAAGGCTGGCTCTCTGAGAAGACGAAGTCCGCGACTCCCCCGAATCCAAAGCTCGAGCGCAAGGCCTCGGTCCTTCCAATCCCACAAGCCGGCGGTCGGCAGGTGGTGAGAGAGGAGGACGAAGAGGAGGAACCGGTGGAGAGCGTGATCGACAAGATGGCCCGGGCCCGGCATCAGGGCGGCGCCGTTCGACATCTCCCCACAGCGATCGTCAGAAAACAGTAGACACACGACACCGCCATCGTGTGGCTGGAGTTACACGATGGCCGGTCAGGTTTGGGCAGTCAATTCACTCGGTGGCTACTTGTACAGCCGCCAGCTCTCCAATGTGCTCCGTGGTGCGGTACAGCCGCTCACCAAGTTCCGTCAGTTCTGCGACGTGCACGACGCCTCTCAGCAAGGCAAGAAGAAGGGCGATATCTTCACCTTCGACGTGTATTCGGATGTCGCGACCGCAGGCGCGGTGCTGGTAGAGACAAACACTGTCCCTGAGACCAACTTCACGGTCGTTCAGGGCACGTTGACCATCACCGAAGCGGCAAACAGCGTTCCCTTCTCGGGGAAGCTCGACAATCTGTCGAAGTTCCCGGTGACCCAGATCATTGAAAAGGTGCTGAAGAACGACTGCGTGAAGTTCCTGGACCGACTGGCATGGACGCAGTTCAACCAGACGCTGTTGCGGGCGATTGCCTCATCCGGCACCGACACCGCAGCCATCCAGCTCTACACCAACGGAACGGTCACCGGCACGAATAACGTCGCCTACAACAATGGTCACGCGAAATCGATCGTGGACACCATGAAGGAGCGCAACATTCCGGCTTACCTGGCGGATGACTACTACTCGCTCGCCTGGCCGACGACGTTGCGCACGTTCAAAAACAACCTGGAGACCATCCACCAGTATTCGTCAACCGGACTGCAGCTCATCATGAACGGTGAGATCGGCCGGTATGAGAACGTGCGATACGTCGAGCAGACCAACATCGCCAAGGGTACCGGCACAGACGGCATCACCCAGACCACCTGGACCAACGGAAAGTCCGACTGGATATTCTTCTTTGGCAATGACACGGTGGCGGAGGCGATTGCCGTGCCGGAAGAGATGCGCGGCAAGATTCCATCTGACTACGGACGATCCAAGGGCGTCGCGTGGTACTACCTCGGAGGCATGGGCATCGTGCACGCGAGCACTTCCGCCGCGGGCAACGCCCGTATCGTGAAGTGGGACAGTCAGGCGTAAATAAAGCCGGTCAGGGCGGGCCTGCCCCCGCGTGACATCAGGCGCAATACGGCCGGGAGGCGGCCCACGGAGAGTTGAGTATGGCGACCAAGAACATGGCGTACGACCATCCGGCGTACACCTCGGTTCACAACGATTCCTTCGCGATTGCTGCGGGATCCGGTGCGGCATCGGTTCCGAAGTTCATCGCGTTCACGGCAATGGCTGTCAAGTCGGTAACCCTGAAACCCCAGGTGGCGAGCACGTCCGCGGATGTGGCCAGTCTCATCCAGATTTCCGGCACCACGACCACCACCTATGGTCTGGGTACCACCGGGTCGGCCGCGACCGTATTCTCCAACTATTTGCCCGGCAGTGCGGCGAATCTGGCGCAGGGTGACACGTACTACGTGGTAAAGGGGACGGACGCGACCTTGACGCTGGCAGGTGTCATCGAGACGGTGATCACCCCGCTTGCGAATGTGACTCAGTAAGGGGAAAGAGATGGCGAAGTATCCAGATGAGGGCACTTTTCCGGCAAGCGGCGGTGAGGTGCTTGATCGTGCCGGTATCAAGGACACCGGCTACCTTGATAAGAAGGGCACGCCAATGGGTCAGAGCGTGACCCCGACAAGCCTTTCAGGCCACGTCTTCAACCAGCTTCCACCGGGAGATAACATCGGAGAGCAGTCAGTGGCGGATATCAAGCGGACCGACTCCATGAAGGTCAAGACCGTGACCGATATGGGTTATCCGGGCGATGGGTGGACCTGATGGGCCTGATCCAGGAAAAGTTTCAGGTTGAATTCCCCGACAAGAAGGGGAACCACGAGTGGGTTGAGCCTTCCAGTGCGCGCCGATCCAAGTCGGCGCCGTCCTACTTCAATTGTTTGCCGCCCGGCGACAACATCGGAGATCAGCAGATCATCGACAACCCGGCAATCCCCCGGGTGATGTCGGGAGAAACCGATGTGACGAAAGACTGGAACGAACCAGCCGTCAAGAACGGATACAAGCGATTCGACGTAAAGCCAACCGACGATGCCTATACCGCCGAGCACGTGGATACCTTCTACGGAGAGGCAAAGTCGGGGTCCGATGTCGGATTCGTCGAACGTGGGAATCTGCTCGACCGAATTTGACTTCGGTTTCTGAACCGGTAGAAGCGGGTCCATGACATGGGATCCGCATGCCCGCCAGGGCTTTGAATCACGCAAGATCCGCTGGGAGATCGTCCCCTACACTCGTGGAAAGGGTATCGATCTCGGATGCGGCATCCAGAAAACCTTCGATCACTTCATCGGCATAGACAGTTGTCGTGATCAGGAGCTTTTCGGTCATCTGATCAGGCCAGACATCCGCTGCCCCGCAGAAGACCTGTCGATCTTTGCCACCGGCTCATTCGACTTCGCCTTCTCCTCCCATCTTCTCGAGCACTACCCCTACGAACTCGTGCCTGCTGTGCTCAAAGAGTGGCTGCGTGTTGTCAAACAAGGCGGATATCTGCTGCTGTATCTGCCTGATGAGAATCAGTATCCGAAGCTCGGAGAGCCTGGAGCGAATGCGGATCACAAATGGAACGTGAATCAGGCGCGCGTGCTGGAGGCGATGCCCGACGGATTCGACCTCGTCGACTACCAGGTGAGGGATCAGGACGATGAGTATTCGCTGTATTTCGTGTTCCAGAAGACCAGCGTCGGCCGCGACCTGTCGTATCAGGAGCGCACACGCCCGGAGAAATCCGTGGCTGTTATCCGATACGGAGCCTTCGGAGACCTCATGCAGGCCTCCAGCGTATTCGCCGGCCTCAAGCGTCAGGGTTATCACGTCACGCTCTTCTCCTCTCCCCCCGGATGCGATGTGGTCTCGCATGATCCCAACATAGATCGCCACATTTTGCAGGACAAGGATCAGGTTCCGAACGCCCAACTGGGTGAGTACTGGGCATATTGGAAGCAGAAGTTCGACAAGTTCGTGAACCTGTCCGAATCGGTCGAGGGCTCATTTCTCGCGATGCCCGGTCGTGTGCAGCACGAATGGCCGCCGGCCCTGCGCCACAAATACATGAATGTGAACTACCTGCAGCACGCTCACGAGCTCTCGGGAATCCCGGATAATATCGATGTCCGGTTCTACGCGACGGACGAGGAGAAGCGCTGGGCGAAGCAGATGCGCGCCACCATGGGCAAGACCGTCCTGCTCTGGCAGCTCTCAGGCTCTTCCCGCATGCACAAGACCTATCCATATCTGGATGAGATCGTCGCCCGGCTGATGATCTCCTATCCTGACGTGCATGTTGTCCTGACCGGTGGACCTGAGTGCGCGGAACTTGAATCGGGTTGGGAAGAGGAGCCGCGGGTTCATCGCACCAGCGGAAAGTGGTCGATCCGACAGACGCTCGCTTTCCTCGAGCAAGCTGACGTGCTCGTCGGCGCCGAAACGGGCGTCATGAATGCTGCAGCCTGTCTGCCGCAACCGAAGATCGTATTTCTGTCTCATTCCACGAGAAACAACCTGACACGCGACTGGACTAACACTGTTTCTCTTTCGGCACCCAAGGTCAGTTGCCCGGGCCGAGGAGACAATGAAGCGCCAGCATGTCACATGCTGCACTTCACGTTCGAGCACTGTCGAAAAGGCGATAAAAAGGGCGTTGCGGTATGCATGGAGGAGATCCATCCCGCTCTGACCTGGGATGCCATTCAGACCGCAATACTCAAGGGAAAGGCCAGAAAGCCTATGCTTCAGGTGGTGGGAGCGTAAATGGCGCTTTCCAACTCATTCTCCTTCACTGTCACCGCTACGGATGTGATCCGAGAGGCGATGCTCAATATCGGAGCGATCGGAGAAGCCGAGGTCCCCACCGCTCAAGAGTTCATCGACTGCCAGCGAAAGCTCAACATGCTCATCAAGCAATGGATGGGTACGCAGGACTTCGCTCCAGGCCTGAAGATGTGGACGCGGCAAAGGGGGGATCTGTTTCTATCTTCAACTCAGGGCGTCTATCAGCTCGGACCTACAGGTGATAACTGGGCTGGAGGATGCGCAGCTCTTCCGAATGCGAATTTCGGACAGCAGCAACTTTCCGGAACAACTTCGGCTGGATCAGCCGTGCTCAATTTTGGAGCAGGGAAAGTCGGAAATTTCACAACTGGAGACTTTGTTGTTGTGCAAGTTTCCAGCGGAGATATCTTCTCCTCGACTGTCGCCAGTATAAATTCAGGTGCCGGCACCGTAACGATGAATGCGGTGCTTCCTGCCGGTGTCACGGCGGCCTCGAATTCCTATGTGTGGAACTACACGGTAAAAGCCCAGAGGCCTCTGGCGATCGTTACGGCCGTTCTACGGGATTCTCAGAACAACGATATTTCTCTGAATGTGATGACGTTGCAGGACTACGAGAACCTTCCGACCAAAGCAATGCCGACCTATCTGGGAGATCCGACCGCCTGGTACTACGAGAGCCAGATCGGATCAGACCAGTACAGTCCGGTGATTACCGGAGGAGGTCGTTTTTACACTGATGTGGCTGGTGCTCAGGATGTGACCAAGCGTATCCACTGTGTGTACCTGCGTCCGGTGATGGACATCGTCAATCCGGGCGACAACTTTGAGTATCCGCAGCAGTGGTACCGAGCTTTGTCATGGGGGCTCTCACGAGAAATTGTCCCCATGTTCGACGCGGAGTGGGATTCCAGTTCCGACCTGAACTATCGGGAATCCGTGGCAATGGCACGCCAAGCGGATGTGGAAACCACATCGCTGTACTTCCAGGCAAACGAGGACAATCCGTGATTACGCTCAAGGTAGTCCCGTTGTTTGGAGCAAGCACTCGTTCCAAGAGCGCCGTGGTTACCGTTCAGCGCAGGCTCAATTGCTATTTCGAGCAGAGAAAGGACGGCGATAAAACGAAAATCGCCTGTTATGGGACGCCCGGTCTGTCCCCTGCGTTCCAGTTGAGCACGCCTGTAGGATTACCGGTCCGAGGATGGTTGGGAACTCAGTCCTCACTGTATGTAGTCACGTATAACCAGTTCCAGTCGGTATCCGCTTCAGGGTCCGCATTGTTCACGGCGTCACTCACAGGATCATCCGCCGGAAATGTATCCATCGCAATCAATGCAGGATTCACCCAGGTGTTGGTAGCTGATGGCGTATCGGGTTATATATATACGCCAGCGTCATCGACTTTCACGACCATCGGTGCGTCTTTTCCAAACGGGGCTAGAACACTGACATTCGTGTCAAACTTCTTTGTTGCCGAACAACCCGGGACACAGAACTTCTGGGTTTCAAACGCGAATGACGGTTCCACGTGGAACTCCCTTGCGTTTGCTGCCGCATCTCAATACTCCGACGGAATTGTCGCGGTTGATAATCTGTCAGGAAATCTCATCGCGTTTTGCCAACTTCACACGGAGTATTGGGCTCCTACCGGAGCAACACCGGTTCCATTCGCTCCGATCACGTCAGCTACCAATGAATACGGATTGGCTGCGGTGTTTTCCAGGGGCCGTGTCAATCAGACCATCATCTTCCTGGCTCAGAATCGGGAAGGACAGGTTCAGTTTGTTCAGTTGAACGGATTCAATGCCCAGGTGATCTCTGATGCGGACATAGAGAACATCATCAACTCATTCTCTACCGTGTCAGATGCTGTATGCATGGTGTACGGAACGGATACGCACAAGTTCTATCAGTGCACATTCCCGAATGCCAACCGGTCATTCCTTTATGACACGGCCACTAATCTTTGGTCGGAAGTTCAGACAGGTCCCTCTGTTACTCCAACCCGGCATTGGGGAAATTTGTCGACTTACTACGCCGGTCAGACTCTGATTTCGGACTACGCGACGAATCAGGTCTACACGATGTCAGCTAATCAGTACACAGACAACGGACAGACCATCATCCGGGAAGTGTCTACCCGTCACATCCTGTCATCTTTCAACCGGGTTCGTATCCCCATGCTTTATCTGGATATGGAGACCGGCGTAGGTCTTCAGACAGGCCAGGGGTCCAACCCTCAGATAATGCTTCAGTACTCCAAGGATAACGGCCGTACGTGGTCAGCCGAGCGCTGGGTGTCTCTGGGAGGGGTCGGTCAGTATCTTACGCGCGCGATCTGGCGCCGTTTCGGATCGACCCGGGATGCCACATGGAAGATCCGGATGAGTGATCCGGTAAAGTTTGTGATTACGGAAGGGGCCATCAAGCTCAGACAGAAAGTAACGAGGGCAGCCGCATGAGTCTGTCCGCGATTCCAACCGACAATCGTGTTACCGATTCACAGGGAAGATTCACTTCTCTGTGGCAATCGTGGATCGAGAGTGTCAATTACTGGCTGCGTCCTGTCGGGCAGAGCGGCGCAACCACGTCGAGACCGGTCGACAGTTCTCGCATTCCGCTCTACATCGGACAGACCTATTTTGACACCACGTTGGGAAAACCTGTCTGGGTGAAGAGCCGGAATCCGACCGTGTGGTGTGATGCGACCGGAGCATCGGTCTGATGCGTAATTTTCTGCTCATGGGGCGGGGAATCGATGTGAATCCACTGATGCTCCAGATCACACGACAGCCTCAACTGTGGAAGTCCGATACGTATCTCAGGGATTACCCTCAAGGACCGTTCGAGGATGTGGACACCATCTTTCTGAGATTTCCGCCAGCTTCCGTCACTGAGTTGGAGCGATCCCAGAGGGATCAGCACGAATGCATCAACATGGATGGCATGATCCATCTTCCGGCCGCACGCAAGCTCATCTTCAACCTGATGGCAGCGATAGAGGGCGAGCGTCTGGGCCGATGCATGATTAACCGCATTCGCCCCGGTGGACGGATCTTTCCTCACGCAGATACCCCCGCTCACGCCAATTATTGGGATCGACACCACATCGTGCTCAAAGGACTGCCCGGCGCTCAATTCCGATGTGGTGATGAGACAGTGCAGATGGGAACCGGAGAAGTCTGGTTCTTCCGCAATGAGCTGGAACACGAGGTGGTCAACAACTCGGCCGAAGACCGACTGCACCTGATCGTGGACATCCGAACATCTCACTTCGAGTTCAAGGGGGCGTTGCCGACGCAGCCTCTATGATTACCTTCTGTGTAGAAAACCTGACCGAGTGTCTGGAGGAGTTGAAGGAACTCTTTCCCCAGCATTGGGAGGAACTGGCACTCAATAAGGACACGGTTCCTTTGGATCCTCAATACGAGGAGTATCTGAGGCGGGATTCAGTCGGTCAGGTGTTGTTCGTGGCGGGTCGTGAGTCAGGATCGATCGTCGCGTACTTTGTAGGATTTGTCGCGCCAGGACTTCACTACAAAACCTGTCTCACACTGACGATGGACATTTTCTATGTCTTGCCCGCGTATCGGAAAGGGTCGGCGGGAGTGAAGCTCTTCCGCACGGTTGAGCACGAAGCCAGGCGTCGCGGTGTTCAGAGAGTCTTCATGGGATCGAAGCTTCACAAGGATTCCTCGGCGCTGTTCCAGCGTCTCGGATATGAGCCTGCTGAGGTGTATCACACCAAATGGTTGGGAGAATGACATGGTTGCAGCGGCAGTAATCGGAGCGGCGGCGATCGGAGCGGCCGGGAGCGCAGTGGCCGGGAGTGAATCTGCCAGCACCACGAGGGATGCTACGAACGCATCCATTGCCGAACAGAATTCAGCGCTAGGTCAGCAGGCGCAGTTGTCAGCACCCTATCGGGCTCTGGGGCAGAGCGCTGTTCCGACTCTGCAGAACCTTCTGGGACTGACACCCGGAAGCAATCCCCAAGCAGCATTGGCTGCAACACCCGGATATCAGTTCGCACTGAATCAAGGATTGGACGCCACGAAGAATGCTGCCGCCGCATCCGGAATGCTGCTGTCAGGAAACACCCTGGAAGGTTTGTCCCGATACACGACGGGACTCGCCGACCAGACCTATCAGCAGCAGGTCGGAAACCTCGAGAACGTGGTAGGCCTCGGCCAGGCCGCTGCTGCAGGCCAGGCCGCGAACATCGGCAACGCCGCGTCCACCATCTCCGGGAATCTCATCAACCAGGGGAACACCCTGGCGGGGATAGACGCCAACACCATTGCCGGAATCACCAAGAGTGTGGGTAATGCCGCCAACAATTACACCACCTTGTCGACACTTCAGGATCTGAATAGTCCTGGATACTCTGTCGCCGGAACGCCGTCAACGATGTCTGCGGGCGATGGCTATACCTTCAACACCGGATATCCGTAATGGCATTCGATCCCTCCATCATCAGTCAGATTCCTGACTATGCACCCGACCCGGTAGCGGCGAAGGAGAAAGCCTTCACGCTGGCGGATCTGGTCAATACCAATGAGATGAACAAACTTCGCCTGGGTCAGGCCAGGCAGGATCAGTCCGACCAGGCCCGGGCGAGGGATATTCTCAAGACCGCCAGTTACTCCACCCCCGATGGAGTGATGAAGACTGCAGAAAAACTTACCCAAGCGGGTATGCCCGGCGAGGCGATGAAGTTCATGCAGACCGCTCAGTCGTATCAGAGCGATGAGATTGAGAGGCAGACTCAACAGTTGCAACTGGCCGGTGCTCAACAGGATGCAATCGCCGGCACGCTGGATAACGTATACGGGCAACTGGAGCAGATGAGGGCTCAGGGTGCTACGCCCGCTATGCTGGACGCCGCGGCGGCGAAACTGGTCATTCCAGCCATGCAGAACCTGGCACAGCAGAACCCCCAGCTTGTACCGGTAGTCCAGAAGTTTGCGCAGAATCCTCAGAACCTCACGTACAACGGTATCCGATCGGCCGAGGCCGCAAGCAATCGCGGCCAACAGATGATCAAGAGCCGTCTGGATGAATTGAGGGCAACCACCAGTGCAAAGACGGAAGAGGAACGCGAGCGCCACGACCGTCAAATGGAATCTCAGGGACAGACGCGGCTGGAGCAGTCTCAGGAGAAGGTGGACATCCAACGTGGGAAAGATGGTGGCTTGACCGCCGAGAGTACCGACTCACTGGCCGAGCAGGCCATGGCCGGTGACACCTCGGCACTGACCGGACTGAAACCCGCCGACAAGATCAAAGTGCGCAACCGCATGGCGGACCTGCAGCAGATCCGCGGACTCACCGGTGCCGATCAGGCTGCGGCCAATGCGCAATTCACGGGCGTAAAGGCCGGTGAGCGCACTCTGGGGACCCGCCAGGCCAACGTCGATATGGCCGTCCAGGAGGCCCAGAACATCCTGCCGATCGTCCGCGAGGCCTCGGCGAAGGTTCCACGAGGTGCCTTTGTCCCGTGGAACAAGCTGTTTCAGATCGCAGAGCGCGGATCATCCAACAAGGATCTTCTCGCGTTCGCTCAGGCAGCGAAATCCTTCGCGAACATCTACACCCGGGCGACAGTGCCAGGCGCCAGCGCGGTCGCCGACCGTGAAGCGGCGGTTGAGCACCTGCCCACCTTTACCGATCAGGAGAGCTTTGAGGCGGTGCTGAGCATCATGGAGCGCGAGATGCAGGCCGCGAAGCAATCGCCTCAGCAGGTCCGCGCGGATATGGGACGGGCTATTACAGGCAGAAGTGAAGCACCTCCGTCACCTGGCCAGACCGCCACTCCCGGAGCTCCGCCAGCCGGTGCTGCATCTGTCGGACAGCCTGCTCCCAAGGTCGTCAATTGGAATGACCTGAAATAATGGACGTGCAACTGCCCAATGGAGAGATTCTGCGCGGTGTACCGGAGGGTGCGACCAAGCAGCAGATTGCGGAAAAACTGAAGGCCAACGGTGTCGAGATCCCTGCCGATTGGTTAGGAGAAAAAAAGTCGAACTACAAAGGCCCCAGTGATCTGCAAAAAGAGCTCATCACAGAGCCGTTCATTCATTCGGTCACCGGCATGGCGGGTGGATTGGCGGGTGGATTGGCCTATTTGGGAGGATTGGCGACAGGAGATACAGACAAGGCGCAACGATGGCAACAAGCTACTCAACAGGCATTGACCTATCAACCCCGATCTGAGCTGGGTCAGAAAATAGTCAGCGGTGCTGATTATCCATTTCGGAAACTTGGGGAGGGCGCTGATGTAGGCGGCAGAAAGGTTGCCGAAATCACCGGAAGCCCATTGCTTGGTGCAGCTACCAATGTCGGATTGAACATGGCGCCTGCCCTCCTGGGAAAGGGTGCTGGTATGCTGAGGACAGCAGCTCGAGCCGAAGAGGCGGCTGCCACTGCGACACCCAGTACTGTTCGTGGCGCCATGAATGCGCCTACACCGGAGGCTACGGCCCGTGCCTTTGTCCGCAATCGCACTTCTCTGGATTGGGATTATCTTTCTGCTCGCACGAAAGAAACCCTCACGCAAATTGCACAGGACTCCACGAGACTCGATAACCTCGATCCCCACGCGCTGGAACGGCAAGCCCGACTGGAAAAACTGGGTCTCCCGGCTACCCGAGGACAGATAACCCGGGATCTCGCGCAACTGACACGCGAGGAAAATCTCACAAAGAGCGAAGCCGGAGTTCCGATCCGGAACATTAACGCCGAGCAGGATCGGGTGTTGCATGAGCATCTGAATACTCTGCGAGGCGAGACCGGTGGCAAAGCACAGACGCGCTCTCAGGTCGGCGAATCGGTACAGAGTGCCGCTCGCGGAAAGCTGGATACATTGCGCCGGGACTATCAGGAGGCGTATCGGGCAGCAAAAGAGTCTGGTGCGCTTCAGGAGCCCGCTGATGTCTCGGATCTGAAATCCTGGCTGAAGAATCCCACCAACCGTCGCAACGCCGGCTATCTGTCGAAAGCGATCGAGGATTACGAGAACAGAGGCGAGCAGGGCCGCTTCATCCCCAAGGATCACGTCTCGATCAACAATCTCGAGGAGATTCGCAAGGAAGCGACCGCAAACACGAAGAAACCCGGACCTGAAGGGCATTTCGCCAAGGAGGCCGTGAAGGTCATTGATGAGATCCTCGATAAGTCAGGCGGTGACCTCTACAAAGATGCCCGCGGTAAGTTCAGGGCGGTCAAGGATGAGTTTGATCGACAGGGACGTGTTGCCGGATTGGTCAAGCAGAAGGGGATGTCCCGCGATAGGGCTGTCGCGCTGGAAGATACGTTCGACAATGTCGTACGCCGTGGGTCAAATGAGCAACTGGTTGCGGTACGTGAGACTCTGACGAAAGGGGGAACTCCGGAGACTCAAGCCAGGGGCACTCAGGCGTGGAAAGATCTGCAAGCCGCCACGATCGATTATCTGAAGGATTCTGCTGCAGGCAAGCGGGCCATACCGGGAGAGAACAACCAGCTCCAGTTTAACTCCACATTCCTCGATGCGCTTTACGACCTCGACAAGGATGGGAAGCTCGATACTC